ATATCTCTCCCATAAAACTCTGCTCATACAGATATAAAAGAAGGACCTACAGTGAACTGTAGGTCCTTATATTTGGTGCGGTTGGAGGGACTTGAACCCTCACGAGCGTACGCTCACCACCCCCTCAAGATGGCGTGGCATTTAATAAATATTTATAAACTCAAGGAACACAGTATCTATCAGCTTTTATATAACATATATAATTATATATTTTAGCATATTTTAATATAAATTGATGTCAAATTGATGTCAAAACTGCCAAAAAAAATAGGGCACCTACTTTTATAGTAAGTGCCCTTGTTTAATAATCAAAAGTTGTCTGCATATCCACCTTTATGCAGTAAGGAGAAATGGGATCACCTCCATGTTATCTGCGTAATGCACCAGCCAAGAAAAGTGCAGCATTACTAATCGCCCATGTATCACGTTGCCGGCGTAACCTTTGTTCTGTTCGTTTATTGTTCTTTAATTCCGCTTTCAACTCGTTCAATGATACGGAGGCTGTTTCCAATGAGCTCGCCTGCTCGGTTATTAATTCCGATGCTTTCGCTAACTCTTCGCCCTGTTTCTTGTTGATATCCTTCAAGGCGATTAAGTCCTTTTCCCTCTCTTCGTTGATAATCTTCAATTCTTGCAATTCGGTCGCCTGCTTGACTGTTAAGCTCTGAGCTTCGTTCAATGACAAGTTTGAGTTCTTGATTGAGGCGTCGGCTTCGATTAAGTTCGTTTTGAGTTTGTTCCAGTCTTTCAAGGGCACGCTGATAGTTTCCTCTTGCGGTGAGGTAGCCGTCGATGAGCTGGCATGCACCAATGATGAGCAACAAAGCACTAGCAAACACAATAAACCGCTTAACAGTAATTTGAGATTTAACCGCGTTGAGGTATATTTTACATTTCTCATACATATCTAGCCCCCTATTTAATCAAGATCATTCCAACGTGCTGCATACCCTCGCACATCAACATGTACGAAGTCTTGGTGATAGTAACAGCCAATGCCGTCGGCGCCACATTCCTCGGCCACCTGTGCAAGATAATCCACGTTAATGCCGTCATAGGTAATGTCAGCCGCTGTCCCCTCAACGTGTTGGGAATCTGGCACGCCCCCTACTTCTACGTTATGTTCAGGGCACCGATAACCGCTTAACACTTCAATAGGCTTGCCAATACGTTCACGGATAGCGTCTAATACATCAACGAGCCTTTTATCAATCACATGGTCGAGAATAGGGTGTCCGTCGCTATCGTATCCATGACGGCCGCATTTGCATGCGAATTCATAATCATCAAAATATGTACCAATTTTCATTATATGCACCTCTGTTTCTGCAATATAAAAACCACGCCCATATATCGTGAGCGTGGCACAAACAACACTATATTATTTTTTGAGTATCATATCCACTCTTGCATGAACCACGTCCAGCAAGCCCGATATGGTAGTATTTCCGCCGTCCCGCATGTTCTCGAGTATGCTCAACAATTCAACTGAGCCGAGATACAGCCATACGATATTGACGGCGAAAGCGTATTGACCCGCCATATAGTCAAAACACCATGCGGCGCCAGTGGCTAGGCAATATGTCAAAACTTTTGTAACGAAAGGCTTGCGCATATGCTTTGAGGATATAATACCTTTTCCCCATGCAGCTGGTATGGCTATGTATTTATCCGCCATGCTTAGATTGTCTGGATTAGCACCCATGTCTACCAGCATTTTATACCCAAGCGCCGCCCATTTTGTGATGAGGTCTAGGAATACCAATAATATAAATATGCCTAGCACCTGCACATGTTTTAAGCCAATCATATATATCGCTACATCAGCGATTACGGCAAGCAAGGCTTTTAGTACAAACGAATCCGTCAACGTCCGCCAAGCTTCGCCCATGAAATCAGTTAATTCTTGCATGTGTTCCCCCTGTAGGCTAATTATTCATTATCGAGTGCGGTTTTGTAGAAGTTACCGAACCCCGTAACCATTCCGTCAAAAGGCTCAGTCATTACAGCAAAATAGTCTGCTCTCATGCGTTCTAATTCAATTCTTGGGCGTATATTTTGCTGTCCTAAATATGTTACTTTGCGCGATTCTCCACTGCCTACGCTTTTATATATTTTGCGAATTTTAGGCATAAATAATTCTCTTCCTATTTCACCATATTGAGCGTAAATAGTTTTAATATTAGGATTGCCGATAGTATTTAATGTAGCATATAGGTTATCAAGCGGAATTTTGCTAGTTTCAGAATAGCCGATAATTTTATTAGGTGCGTTAGAAATAAACTTAAATTCTGTTACTCCGTCATACACCCAAGCAGGTCTATCGGAAATATCATAATTCTTATCGATATTATCTGTTTGGTTCGTGAGGTCAACTGTTAATACGTTCCCCTCTTTAAATACTGTAATTCCATTTTTATCAGTAAATTGTAAGTCTTTAATACCAGTAATAGTAATATTCGATACTTTTGCGCCTAACATATTGTAATAATTAACTACAATATCATCTTTTCCATACGCTGGAATTGTTATAGTCGCTATGCCGTTCATAATTGCTACAGGCTCACCACTATCAAGGCTGACCTTAAAATGGTCCTCGCCTTGTAAGGATAGCTCTGTTTGTCCTTTTGTAGGTTGTGTAAATGTTAAAGGCTTGACGTCAGTCCTAGGGAACGGCTTGCCCATATTACCGATTAATGCGGTGAGTACATCGTCAACGCTGGCACTCTCACACCATACGTTACCTTG